CCCAGGCAGCGCAACAAATGGCTCAATTGAGGTATCGAGTGCGATTTTAGCGAGCGAAAGTTTATCGGTTGAGGGTCCAATAGATACCCAATCAAATATAAGTTGTAACGGCGGAAGTATAAGCGTAACGCAAGGGGATATTGAAGTAAGCGGCCAAACTAATTTTATAAAAATTTCAGGTTCAAGCGGTAAATTAGGAATTAGAACAAACCCAAGTAAAGCGTTTGATTGTGCCGGGAGCGCAGATATATCCGGGCTTGTAAATTTTGGGAGTGGCAGATTTCAACACGTAGGTTATAATAACGGGACCAAATTTGGTAATTACGGCAATACGTTTAGTACAACGGGAGCCGGCGGCTTGCCAACTATGCAAATGAAAAACGGCGACTCCGCGTACACGTGGGGACCTCGTTATAATTTAGCAATTGGCCCAAGTGGTTTTATGGTTGAGGACGAGAAATACTACACAATAAAAATAAACCCAAACGGTTGGGGTGCAAACCAAGGCGGCAACGGTTATGATGAATTTGACTTATTTAATTTTACGCCCGGGCCGGTTCAAATGATTGAAATTTTAGGCGTTGAATACTTAAGAAAGGCTCAAATGATACCAGGCGAGAGCGGTTATCCGCCTGTAAGGGGTGGTTTTGGCGGGCCAAATTCAGATCCGTATATTTTTATTAACACGGGCCAAGGCGAAAACGCTCAAATTTGGAGTATGAGTTTGGGCGAATATAGAAACAACGACGGAATGTATATAACCAATAAACCAATTAATCCAATTGCATCGGACGGCACGGGTAATAATGAAACATTTAGGGCCGGGATTATGCCTAAACTTGGCTTAAGGAGGTTGAACAAACCAGGCGGCGGCGTAAATGAAACAAGGCCAAATTACTCCGTTTATTTACGGATCAAATTTCGTTTAATTACGGGTAAATTTATTGATCAAACGACCGAGCGTACAATTGGTTAAAATGGATAAACGAATAGAATTAATCGCACAATTAGAAAACCTTTTAGAACACAAAGAGGACCTAACTGATGCAGAAATTAAAGATATAAACGAACAATTAGAAAATGCGAAAAATAACTAAAATTATTGTGCATTGTAGCGCAACAAGAGAAGGAAAAGATTATAGTGTTGAAACGATACGGCGTTGGCATTTAAAACGTGGTTGGCGTGATATTGGTTATCATTTTGTTATACAAAACGATGAGGAGGGTACTATTAACGAAGGCCGCCCAATTGAACAAACCGGCGCGCACACTAAAGGCGAGAATTATTGCTCAATTGGTATTTGTTATATTGGCGGGGTTGAGGCCCAACGTGACGAGCGTGGCAAATGGCCGGCAAAGGATACACGTACGCCGCAGCAAAAAGCATCGCTTGAGGAGTTGTTATGTAGTTTAAAAATACAATACCCGCAAGCCGTTATATACGGGCATCGTGATTTTAGTTCAAAGGCTTGCCCTTCATTTGACGCAAAAAGTGAGTATGAGTGGATAAGCAACCAAATTTAAAATGCCTAAAAAATTTGTTTATACATACGTTAAAAAACAACATAAAAAACGACCCGGGGTTCATAGTAAAAACGCAAGCCGGGGACAAGTTAAATTCAAAAAAAAATATAGGGGACAAGGCAAATAATGGAAACATTTAAACACTTAACGGGATTATGCGGCGAAACGCATCCCAACATATATACGATATTATTTATATTAATTTTAGTTTTTACAATTTATATATTATACAAAAATGAGCGACAAAAAGAAATTTAAGGATACAAAAGTTGGTAAATTTTTATTGGGGACCGGATCTGAAATTGTAAACAACATTGGTGACGTGTTGCCGGATAAAGGTTTGTTAGGGGTTGTAAAAAACTTAATTGACAAAGACCCCGTGTTGCCTGTTGAGGATAAAGAAAAGGCTCTAAAATTGTTGGAGTTGGACCGTGTTGAAATGGAGGAGGTTACTAAACGTTGGAGCGCGGATATGAGCGCAAGCGGTACATTTTTGACGAAAAACGTAAGGCCAATTACATTGTGTTTTTTTTCAATTGCATACGTGACGGGTTGGTTTTTAGAATACCCGCTTGACAGTATTCAAGGAGTTTTATCGCTAATTGTTGGCGCATATTTTGGCTCGCGTGGAATTGAGAAAGTGATGGGGAATAATAGGCACAAATAAGATTTTACCCGTATATTACATATATATTATTTTTTTTGTTATTAAATAATTATATATTTATATCGGCGAAGTTATTAAAAATTTTTTACAAAATCAAATCGCGTGATAGTTTGGAGGGATAGCAATGCCAAAAAAAACAACAAGAAGCAAACTTGTAAAAAAAGCCGATGCCGTATTTTCTGAATATATAAGGCGGCGTTTTGCAGATCGTAACGGGATAACCGAATGTTGTACTTGTGGCAAAAAAGACCATTGGAAAAAATTACAATGCGGGCATTTTCAGTCGCGCCGGTTTTATTCAACGCGTTGGGACGAGCAAAATTGCGCCGTACAATGTAGCGGGTGCAATGTTTTTAAATACGGCGAGCAATACAAATTTAGTATTTATATTGACCAAAAATACGGACCCGGCACAAGCGAGGGTTTACTAAAAAAAGCAAACAAAATTTATAAATTGTCTAATTATGATATTCAAGAAATAATTGAGTATTATAAAGCCGAATTGTCAAAATTTTAGTATATTTACAAACTCTTTTTTACGAGAGTTTTATTGTTTATTTAAAAGGCGCAGCAATTTCTTTTTTTGTTTGCGCCTTCTTTTTTTTGGTTATATTAACATTTTTTTATATCTTTGGCAGTATTAACAATAAAATTCTTAATTATGGATTATTTACGAGCAAGGATCGAGGCCCTGGAAAATGAGGTCGAAAACCTAAAAAAGCAAGTTGAATTTTTGGAAGCAACAAAAGAAATTGAAGTCCAAAAAAACGAATTGCAAATTAAAATCGATAAAGATTACTTATTTAACAACGAAACAAAAACTTTAAATTATGGAAAATAAAATAACAAAAATAACTCCCGACAATTTTTATAAGGATAAACCTAAATGGAAGGTTACTTTTGACAATGGTTCTGAATGGACATTTTTTGCAAAAGAAAAAACCAAACACGATGATTATAATATCAAACCGGTTGGGCATTTATTAAATTGGGATATTAGTAACGCAGAATATAACACCGCGAGGTCTAAAGATTTTGCGATCAATAAAAACGCCCCGGCAAATTATAAATTTACAGGCGGCAAAGGTAAAGCGGACCGCGAGGATATTGCGGGAAGTGTTGCTTTCAAAGGTGCAATTGAGTTGTGTAATTCGGGTAAAATACAATTAAACGAAATTGCAGAATATACAACGAAATATAAAACATTACTTTTAAATATATAATTATGGCAAACCAAGAAAATATGGAGGATTTTTTCGTAAACGAAAACTCCAAAGATTTTGTAATTTTTGACCTTGTGTTTAATTACGAAACGTTAAAAAAACAATTAGCAAAACACGAGGAGGTCTTTAAGTCAAATAAAGGCCGGGGACGTATAAGTATTTTAAAATCACAATACGAAGGCAAAGGCCCGTATGCATCGTTAAGCACCTGGATAAACCCAAACCCGGTAACGGAGGTCAAATACGATGAACATTTAAAAGACCGTGAACCGGTTATAAATAAAGATGATGATTTACCGTTTTAATTATTTTGTTAAATATGTAGTTTTCATTAAGGGGGTTGTTTTCGCAACCCCTTTTTTTATTGAACATAATTTTTTAAATTGCAGAAATAAACAATTTTTAATAACTCAAATATGCTTATAAACGTAAATAAAACAATTGAACACCTCGACAAAATCAGATCCGGAAAAATTAAAGAAGGGTTAAAATTAGAAATACCGGAAATAGACCAATTTATAAGGTTTAAACCAACAAATTTTAACGTTATATTGGGTCACGCCAACGTTGGTAAAACTACATTAATTTTATATTTAATGCTATTATATACAAAAAAACACGGGTTACGTTGGTTGATATTTAGCAGCGAAAACGAGGCATATTCTATATTACGCAAACTTATTGAATTTTTAGAATTACAACCTTTAAACAAAATTGATCCGAAAAATTATAAAAAACATATTGATTATATAAACAACCATTTTAAAATAATTGACTCAAGCGAATTATATACATACAAAACATTATTAGAAACGGCAAACAATGTAAAAAGCGCTTGGGATTATAACGGTTTATTAATTGACCCGTATAATAGTTTAATTAAGGACCACGCATTAATGAAGGGCGTCGGTTCACACGAGTACGATTACCAAGCAACAAGTGAAATACGCATATTTTGCAAAACAAAAAACGTAAGCGTATGGCTAAACACGCACGCCAATACAAACGCATTACGTATTAAACACCCTATCGGACACGATTTTGCGGGCCATCCAATACCGCCGCTCGCCTCGGATGTTGAAGGTGGCGGCAAATTCGTAAACCGAAGCGATGATTTTTGGGTGATACATAGGTACCTCCAACACCCAACCGATTGGGTTAATTCGGCTATACACGTACGAAAGGTTAAAGAAGTTGAAACAGGCGGCAGACCGACTCCAATTGATGAACCTATAAAATTAAGCAGCATACCCAACAACGTTGGTTTTGAAATTAACGGAAAGCGGCTTTTAGAAATACCTTTAAAGGATAAAGATGTTGTACCGTTTTGAAAAATGGAGTCCACATAAAACAAGTATTTATTGCCGGCGTAATGGTTGGCGTTTTATACGACGAATTTTATGAATACGAAACAGGCCGAAATCTAAAAATTATAACATTATGTTTTTTTGTAATTGGCATCCAAGTAATTTTATGGTAAACGTTTTGAAAATACTCGCAAAATCTCATAAACGTTGGGTAACAATTGCCCGGTCTTTTGGCCTGGATGCTGAAGCGGAGGACCTGGTTCAAGATATGTATTTGAAAGTACACGCGTGGCAAGGGCGTTATGATAAAACATTAATGTATAATGAAACGGAGGTAAATTATTATTTTGTATTTATAGTTTTAAAAAATTTGTTTAACGACAAAATGCGCAAAAATAAAAAAACAGTACGCGAGCGCAATAACTATTTAAACAAAACAACGCAGCCTCATAATTTAGAGTATAATGAACAATTAAACGAAATTAAAAAAGAAATAAAATCTTGGCATTTGTACGATCGTAAAATTTACGAGTTAATTTACCAAGAGGGTTTTTCAATGTTGGAGTTATCAAAAAAAACCGGCATTGACTATTATTCTATTTATAGAACAAAAAATAAAATTGATAAACTATTATATAAAATTCTAAACAAATGAAAATAAAAATCGACAATAAAAGTAAAAACGAAGTTTGGCAGTTTGTTAAAAACAACAACATTGGCAAACGACATACGGCCAACGGCAACCAGGCCGAGCAATATACCGGAATGTTAGGCGAATATATTATAAAACGTATGTTTGGTAAAAGCATTGATTTAAAAGCGGAATTTGACGGCGGTTGGGACCTCGAGCATAAAGGGCTCAAAATAGACGTTAAAACAACAGGCCGCCGCGTGCCGCCGCGTGAGTGGTATGTTCATAATTTGATCGGGTTTCAAAAGGATTTTGATTGTGACGCGTATATATTTTGTACGCTGAATAAACAGACATACGAGTTGACCGTTGATGGTTGGATCACAAAAGAGGA